TAATTGTGGTGCTACTTTCATAGAAAGATAATATGCTAACCCTGCACACATACATGGTAAAAATCTATAAACAACATCTGCATCATTATGATAACCACCTGCATCTTCTATTCTTTTCAATACATAAAATTTTAAAGTTGTATATGTGTTTAAGTTAGGAGCTTGATATAAATAAATTTTTGGTGTTGTCTGTCTTTCAACATAATATTGTGATGGTTGTCCTGTTGCTAGTTTGTTTGGTAAAGCTGCATAAGCAGATCTATCTATTTTCGTTAAAGATATATCTTGAGTGTTTGCGTTATCAGACGCTGCAGCTGTTGATGAAATAAAAGCTTCTAAAACATCACTTACGTCAGAAGCTACAGAATATTCTGCTTGCCCTGATACCAAAGCTGATTCATTTAAATCAACTTTCCATAAATGAATACCTCTGTTACCCCATTCAGAAAAAAGAAGATTTAAACTTCTTCTTGCAGATTTTAAATCATAACCTGAAGTTGTTGTTATAGAACATCTTTGATAACCCTCTTGGATTATATCATCAATGTTTAAATTAAATCCTGTAGATCCTGATGTTGCCATATTAATTTAATTTTTTCTTTTTAAGTTTTCTATTCATCATTTCGGTAGCTTTTCTTTTTATACTTTTATTATAATCAAAAGCACCTCTTCTTAATTTTCTTCCTACTTTTGTCATATCTTTTCTTCCAGATTTTCTAGCTTCTTTGACAAGAAATTGAGACATGTCTAAGAGCTTAGCAGCTTTAATTCTTTGTGTATCCATTTTTTGTAGACCTCTCATAAATTTTTTATCTTTAAGTGAAGCTCTATCAGGATCCATCTGAGGTGCCTTTTTATAAACCTCAGCTGTTTTTTTCATAGCTTGTTTTCTTGTGGCTTGGTATGGCTTTGTTTTTATCATTTGTCTCATACCTTTAATTCTTAAAAGACCACCTAGGAACATTTGTTTTTTGTACATTATTTAATTCCTTTTAAAAATTCGCCATAGTAATTTTCATAACTTTTATTAGATATGTAATTACCATCTAATTCAGATTTTATATAACTACCTACATAAGGTTCTTTAACTTTCATTTGTGCATCTCCAGGAGCTTTAGAAGTAGTTTGTTTGAACATGGCTCTACCCATCGCTGCTTTCACTATTTTCCGACTTTTTTTTGTAAGTGGCATGTTTCTCCTTTTTCCGATTATATAATCTCTTGGATTCTATCACTTTTGGTTTATAAGTTCTAGACCTTAGATTTTTTGCTATTGGATTTTTTGACATTTTATATATAATTTTTAAACATGACCGAAATAGATAATTTTCTCAATACTAACATATGTAAATATTTGATAGATTTCTTTGTATCATACAAAGGTAAATTAAAACAATATGGAGATCGTAAGATAATACAGCTTTTAGAAATTCAAACAGATGATAAGATTATCTTAAATATTATAGCTTTATATAAAAAAATTAAACCTACCCAAAAACTTAACAATATAGAACTTATTTGTTGGCCAGGAAAAGGTTCACATAATTGGCATAATGATATTATCTATTACGATGAAACAACAATTACCTATCTTAATGATAATTATGTAGGGGGCAGAACTTGGGTAGATAAGTATGAAGTACAGCCAAAGACTGGTAAATTAATTTTATTTAATTCTAGTATAGAACACATGGTTACAGAGTTAAAAAAAAATGATAGATATGTTTTAGTTGCATGGTATACAAATGACCGCTAATATAGTTCCATTATTTAGTGTACCTATTTACACTAACCATTTACAATACGATAAGGATAAAATATTACCATATATTATTAATTTAAAGTATCAAGAAACTTTTAGAAGAGAGGATGTTACCGATAAACTGGGTTTTTTAACTGTAGATAAACATGTATTAGATCATCCAATTTTTGCTAATTTAAAACATACCATACTCAAAGAAATTGAGAATTTTTTACACAAGAGTTTAATTATAAATAAACGCTACCAAATATTTGAGTCTTGGATAACTAAAACACCTCCAAACTGTAAATCTAATTATCATACACATTCAAGTATCTTCTCTGGTGTTTTTTATTTGGATACAATTAAAAATTCAGGAGAACTGATGTTTAATAATTTTAATGCAAAGCATATTTTTGATGAAGATGAATTTTTACATGGTAATTATTTAAATGCACAAAAATGGGTAATTGATCCAAAAGATGGTTTATTAGTTATGTTTCCAAGTCATATACATCATAAGATAAGTACAAACTTATCTAACCAAGACAGATACTCATTAGCTTTTGATGTTACTAAATTATGACCTTAGAAAAAGATTATTACTCAATTTTTAAAGTAGAAAACCATGTAGAGCATAAAGAAAATCTTATAAATTTAATAAACAAAATACCTAAAAATAAATATAATAATATAAGCCACACGGATTGGAACCTATCTGATCAAACAAAAAAAGAATGGCAAGAATATTTTTTAAATAACATATATAGTCAATGGAGTAAATTTTTTAATAAAAAAACAAAACAACAAATTATTTTACATAATTTTTGGTTTCAATGGTATAACGTAGGCGATTACCACAATTGGCATGTGCACACTGACACTCATTTTACAAATGTTTATTATTTAAGTTTGCCTAATCCTAACGTTAAAACTTCAATATTAGCTTTTAATAAAGAAAAAAACATAAAAGTAAAAGAAGGTCAAATTTTAACTTTTCCTGCTTTTTGGAAACACTGTTCTCCAAGAAATATATATTTTGATCCAAAAATTATAATTAGTTTTAATATTGATTTAAACTAAATCTTTAGCTTTTCCTAATACAGGTTTGTACTTAGTTTTACCTTCTGATTTGTATGCGTGTAAGAATTGTGCCCTAGGTGTTCCCTCTACCCAACTTGCATGAATCCAACCACTGTTAGGTTCACCTGGTGTGTAAAACTCAAGTATAAGCTGATCTGGTGTAAGGTTGTTTTTAATCCAATCAAAAAGTTCAGCGTTGTCTACGCCAATACATTCGAAGTCTGCAGCTTCAGCTTTTGCATGCTGTGACCTAGCTGAGCTACCAATAGCTGTGCATAATTCTACACTACGATATCCGCTAGTTATTTTAACTCTGCCGAAGTGATCACGTACCGGCTGTAAAATATTTTCACATAATGCTTTTAATTTTTCTATTTGTTCTGCGTTAGGGTTATTATTTATGCCTTTACGTACTGCAGTGTCTGATTTAATTAGCTCAGACAAAGTAAAATTACGACTTAGATTCATCTTTTCCTCCATTATTTTCAAAACTTAAATCTTCTGCGTGTTCTTTTTTTTCCATTTGATAAAACATTCTATCTGAATCTTCTGTTACCATATCCGTAGCCTCTGCATCCCAATAAGTACTTTGGACTTTATAGTCAGGCCAACTGTTATCAGTAGTGTAACTATTAACATGCCACAAAATACGGTTATTAGGCTGAGCTGCATAATTGCCGTTAGTAAGAGCCAATATATGCGCACACTTATGTTCTTGAGGTATTTCAGAATGTTCCACATCAATAATATTGGTGTCAGGATGAGCCCAGTCAACAGTGAATAAATACTGTCCGTGATAAAATTTTTTATCAAGACCAAGATATTTCCCATTTAAACCATCCAACCAATCAAAACAATGAATACTAGGCCAGTAACTAAAACAATTCCATAATTCCAATTCACTAACTTGCATATCTTTAACGTTTTGTCTTTCAAAATTTTTTTGGAAAAAAGCTGATATAGGTAATCTCCAATAACAGGCACCATTCGGCAACATAATATTAAATAGTAGAGCACGACCTGAAATAGAGCTAAGACCAAAGATAACGCACTCACTAGACTCTCCTTGATGTTTTTTAAGGTCATACAAATATTCTTTTCTAACTTTACAATATATTGGAGGAATGTTTGCGTTCAGATAAGCCATGTTTATATTTTTCTCTCCAATAATTTTTTCTTTCTAAAATTCTTATACGTTTTTCTAGTATATCAAATCCTAAAATTTTTTTAAACAATTCTATCATTCTATTATTAATTTTTTAATACTTTTACTACCGTCAATATTGTCCTCTAATTCTGCAGAACCCTTCCAGCATTTGTAGGATACTGTTTCTGAATACTGTCTCTCAGCCGTACGCTTCCCGCGAAGGCATTCAGCCATTGAGCTCTGCAAACGAGCCTCCTTGATCTCTCCGTTTACAAACATCAATAATCCTATTACAGCTTCAATCAATGTGTTGCTCCATTTCCATTATATTTAAAATCTCTGTTTTGATCTTTTAGTTTTTCAATATCAATCAAAACTTTTTCCATTTGTTTTGTTAAAAACTCGATGTTTACTTTGTTTAAAGCCATTGACTCTATGTGTTCATTTAAACGATCGGTAGTCTTGTACAAATCCTCGATCATCATGTACTGCTCAGAATCCGCGGGCAATGTACCCATCTGTCCTCGTGGCCATTTAATTCTAAACTCAGAATTATTCTCTACATCTTTAGACATAAGTTCTAATT